AATATAGGCGGCACAGGTGTTACAGAAAGTACACTTCAAGCAAGTTCAGTATTAGGCGGTCAAAGTAATCTTGCAGTAGACTGGATCTACAGTAGCTTTATAGAAGCACCAGGAGAAAAGGGACTTGCAAGTACAGGTATTGCAATAGGTGGAAATACAGGTAAAACAACAGCAGGACAAATTGCTATTGTTGCATCCGATAGTGGTACAAGTACAAGTGTTACACCGTTTATCTTTAATAAAGACGGTGTTGTTCCTGACTTTGATAACATTTATAACATAGGTGCGCCAACAAAGAAATACAATACAGTATATGCTAGTGTATTCAACGGAACAGCAACTGAAGCATTATACGCTGACTTAGCTGAAAATTACTTAGCAGATGATAAGTATGCACCCGGCACAGTTTTAGTATTAGGTGGTGAAGAAGAAGTTACTACAACTAATATAAAAGAAGATCATAGAGTAGCAGGTGTTGTAACAACTAATCCAGCACACTTGATGAACAGTGCATTACAAGGCGAACACGTTGTAGGTGTAGCATTGCAAGGACGAGTTCCATGTAATGTTATAGGTAAAGTACAAAAAGGTGATATACTTATTACAAGTGCTATACCAGGATATGCTGTTGTTAATAATCAACCTAAAATTGGTACAATAATAGGTAAAGCTGTTAGTTCTAAAGATGACAGTGAACGTGGCACTGTAGAAGTATTAGTTGGAAAATAATAATGAAACGAAGCACTCTTGAGAAATTAATGAAAACACAAAAAGCATCGGTTGACTTAGATGAGAGTCAACCTCAAACTAGACAGGTTATTGCAACAGCTGGTACAATAAAAATTCGTGTAGAAGGAAAATCGAATGGCAAAACAGACAATTAATTTAGGAACCAGTGCAAACAAAGGTGACGGCGATCCGTTGCGCACAGCATTTGATAAAGTTAACGACAATTTTGATGAGTTATACACAGCTGATGGAACTTTTATTAGTTTAGCTACTCTAAAAACGGAAGTAGCAGCATCAACAAGCTTCGAAGACTTCCAAGCTAGGATTGCAGCACTTTAAGCAGATACGATAAATATGTATAACAATAGGATTGATACGAATGGCAAATAGATTTCCCCTAATACTAGATACTACAGATGGTAACAAGATCAAAGAAATACCATCAGGAGATAATCTAGACTTACGCAATGTTAGTATTGTTGATGCACAAAATATTGATGCGTTAGGTACAATTAATGCTCAAGCAATTACAATTAACGGAAATCAGTTACAACCTGGTGAATTTATAGATTTAGACGACACTCCTACAGCATATACAGATGCACAAGGAAAATTTGTAAGAGTTAAAGCAGATGGAACAGGGTTAGAATTTTACGAATTTGGCGATGCAGATGCAGAATTATTTGTAACAAATCTACAAGTAAGTCAAAGTATTCTACCTGACACAGATTTTGGAGCAAGTGTTGGCGGTCCTGCTAATAGATTTGATGGAGTCTACGGAAACTTCTTTCAAGGTAGTATAAAAGGTAATGATGGATCTACTGTTTTTGATGCTACTACAAACGAAATTCCTTATGCTGTAATTTCAGGTAGGCCTTTAGCTGTAAGTGATTTAACTAATGACGAAGGCTATATTAAAGCAACAGATCTAAGAGCAGTAATACCTGAATTTATACAAGATGGATTAGTAACTGTTGAAGTTATTAATAGAGGCGACTTACAAGGTAGTGTATTTGGAGAAGATAGTACATTACTTGTTGACCATCTTAACTCTAGAATTAACGCAGCAAGACTTACACAAAATGGTGCATTAAATGGACAAACAATTGTTTGGAATGAAATAACACAAGTTTGGGAGCCAGGTATTGCAGGTGACATTACAGGTTTTAGTTCAAATAAAACAGATACACTTACTGTAGAATCAGGTTATAAAATTACATACCAAGATAGTGAAGGTACACTAGCTGGCGATATTATCTATATTGACACAACAACAAGATTAGAAGTCAACGAAGTTAGAGTAGAAGGCAATAACGATATCTATCCAGACGTAAATGGTAATGGTAATGTTGGTAGATCTGGAGCAGCGTTTGGTAATGCTTATATAAACAATATTGAAGCAACAACATTATCAGGAGATTTAGCAGGTAATGCTGTCGGTGAAACACACAAAGCAAACACGGGCGTGTTTGGCGACAATACCGGAGTAGTAGGTAGTTATAAACTTCATGTTATAGGCGACTTAGGTGTTACAACAGGTAATTTAGACCTCAACGGAGGATCTATTATAGGAGCAAACTTTGAAGATGCTACAGGTAACTTTAGAGGATCTTTCTTTGGCGACGATTCAACTATTATTATTGACGGTGTTAGTAATAGTATTACAGGTAACTTACAATTTCCAACAGCTATTGGTACTATTACTGGTACAGTTATTCAAATTAACGCAAGTGATAAAGTAACATTAGGAAATACAGAAACAACAGGCGAGATTTTTCCTTTCTTAAATGGATCAGGAAAGATTGGCACAGTTGCAAGACGTTACGATGAAGGTAACTTTGTAACTCTAAGAGCGTCTAATTTTAGTATTGATACAGTTACAGCGTCTACTATTGAAACAGAAAACTTTGTATTAAGTGGTACAGGTACTGGTACATTAGAAAGTGCCACTGACTTAATACTACAAGTCGGCAATAGAGCAAAGATAGAAGGTGGTCCTCTTAAATTTGTAAATATGAATCAGACTATAGCTAATCAGATTATAGCACAAAGTGGCGATACTATCTATAATACATCTGAGAATAGATTTCAATTTTATCAAAGCGGCGCATGGGTAAGTTTGCATACAGGAGTATTTGAAGGCTCGCTTATCGGTAGTGTTGTTGCTGATGATAGTACTCCAATTATTGACGGAGTATCTGGTAAAATTATTACTCCTAATGTAACAGGTACAGCAACATTTGAAAATGAAGTTATTGTACAAGGGAACTTAACAGTACAAGGCACAACTACAACAGTTAATACAGAAGAAGTTAATATTGCTGATAATATTATATTATTAAACAGCAACTTCACCGGAGCAGGTCCAACCGAGTCCGGCGGAATTGAAATTGAGCGAGGCGACGAAGCTAACAAACAATTTGTTTGGAACGAGACAGACGACAAATGGAGTATAGGTACAGAAACATTTGTCGCAGATACAGTCGAAGCTACTACTATCACTGGTGTTGGAACAGGAATATTATCAGGATATCTTAATATTACTGGTGCAACAGGTGGCGCCATTACACAATTTACAAACATCACAGGTGACACAGGTGGTACTATAAGTGGCTTTACAACACTAACCGGTGACACCGGGGGCAATATAAGTGGGTTCTTAAATATCACTGGTGATACAGGTGGCACTATAAGCGGCTTTACAACACTAACTGGAGACACTGGTGGCGACATTACACAGTTTACAAACATCACAGGTGATACTGGCGGCACCATAAGTGGGTTCTTAAATATCACTGGTGATACTGGTGGTACTATAAGTGGCTTTACAACACTAACTGGTGACGGTGCCGGAAGCATAACAGGTTTTGATATATCATGGTCACTAATTTCTAGTACTCCAACTACACTTGCAGGTTATGGAATTACTGATGCAGCGACTAGCGCACAAGGTGACAATGCAGACACAGCGTTAAGCTGGGGCAACCACGCTATAGTAGGTTATCTAACTGCTGTTCCTTCGTCGATTGCAGCAACAGTGACAGGTGATTTACAAGGTAGTGTATTTGGAGATGATAGTACACTGCTAGTAGATGGTGTTAACGGCAAACTTGTTGGCGATTATGAAAATGGATCTAGTGTTATTAATAATACTAGTGTAACAGCATATGACTTAGTTGCTCTACAAGATGCTAACATAAATGATCTTTATGTATCAAATAAAATATACGGCGGCGCAACTGGCAGTATAAAGAATGTACAAATAGCAAGTACTGCTCCAGCAAATAGTGTAGGTGCAGCAGGAGACATATCAGGAATGATAGCATTTGATGCAACAAGCATATACTACTGCATTGCAAATTATACAGACGGTCTTAGTGACATATGGGTCAAGCAAGACTGGGGAACAACAGGTAGCTGGTAATGGCAGAACGTGAATATATTGTAAGTTTGCATAAGGGCGTAGACGCCGAACAATTTAATCAAGATATGATAACATCAACAGGCGCAGGTTCGATACCAAATAGAACTGTTGATGTATCTAATGCTAGACCTGGATCTTATAGGATTACACATTATGCATTAACAGATGCAGAAGCAACAGAATTAAAAAATGATTCAAGAGTAGTTGCCGTTGAAGTAAATCCGGAAGATAGAGACGATCTTATAATTACGCATAAAAAAATACAAGAAACAGTATTTGATAAAACAACTAGTGATTCTGGCGCATTTGTAAACTGGGGATTGCGTAGAATAAATGATGCTACAAATTTATATAGTGGTAATACAGCGCCCGGCGGCTATAATTTTACTATAGACGGAACAGGTGTCGATATAGTTATACAAGATAGTGGCATACAGTTTGCTCACGAAGAATGGAATGACTATAACGGAGAACAGAGATTACAACGTATTAATTGGTATACCGAATCTGGAATATTAGGCACCCAGCCTGGAGGATTTTATGCAGATTATGACGGACACGGAACACACGTTGCAGGAATAGTTGCAGGAAGAATATTTGGGTGGGCCAAAGGTGCAAATATTTATTCTATGAAAATACAGGGACTACAAGGACCATCTGATCCTGGATTTGGTATTCCAGCAATAGGTAGTTTTGATCTTATTAAAAACTGGCATCTTAATAAACCTATTGAGCCTACTACTGGTTATAGACGACCAACAGTTGTAAATTTAAGTTGGGGATATAGTTCGTACTTTTCAGGTGTTACAGGCGGAGTATATAGAGGCACTCCTTGGTCCGGATCATCTAGGGATGCAACAAAAGGTATGATCGGAGCAGATGATGGTACAGGAATAGCTTATCCTACAAGAGTTGCTGCTATAGATGTCGAAATACAAGAATTAATAGATGCAGGTGTTCATGTCTGTATAGCTGCTGGTAATACATTTCAAAAAATTGACGTTCCGGGAGGCTTAGATTATGATAATTATTTTACAAGTAACATTTATCCAGGTCAACTATATTATAACAGAGGCGGTTCTCCATATGATGACGAAGCATATATTATAGGTAATGTAGATAGTGAAATACATTCAGGAGGACTAGAACAAAAAGCTGCTAGTTCAGAAACAGGTCCAGGAGTTATGTATTATGCACCTGGAACAAACATAATGAGTTCAAGTAGTAATCAAAATCTTTATACTACAGGTGCATATCAATTTGGTAATTCTTTTTGGAAGCAAATGAATATAAGTGGTTCTAGTATGGCGTCACCTCAAGTAGCAGGTATGCTTACTTTGTTTTTGCAATTGAATCCAGGTGCAACCCCTGCACAAGCAAAAGATTTTATAGACAGAACAATAAAAACAAATCAGCTATTTGATAGTGGACTAGACAATGATTATAATAATGAAAGGTCATTATTAGGCGGAAACAATAAGTTTATCTTTAATAAATTTAATAGTTCAAAACAAATTGATGTTAGATTTCCAGATACTGAAACATATAATTTAATCGTAAATCCTGAAACAATATCCGAAGGCCAGTCAGTTACAATTATACTTAATACTACAAATGTTGTAAATGGAACTAATGTGCCATTTACAATTAGTGGCGTTACAAGCGAAGATATCGGCGGACAAGATTTAACAGGTGTATTTGTTATGAATAACAATACAGCATCAATTACATTGAATACAGTAGAGGATATACTTACAGAGGGAAATGAAACCCTTGTAATATCTTTAGACAATGGAAGTGCTATCGCAGGGGTATTTATTTTAGATAGCTCTACAGGAGCAAATTCTCCTACCTATCAACTTTATCGATCAGAAGTAAGTGTAAATGAGAACGAAACATTTGATATTACATTAATTACAAACTTTGTCGACGACGGCACTACGATACCTTATACTATTACAGGTATATCGAGCGACGATATTAATGGAGAAAATTTAACAGGTGTGTTCACTATATCCGGAAACAGAGCTGATAAAACATTTACTGTTACTGCTGATAGATCTACAGAAACAACTGAAACATTTACTATTGCATTAGATAACGGTGCAAGTACAATAGATTTAGTTATAAATGATACAAGTCAAACACCTACATTTTCTTTAAGTGCAGATATAAATCCAGTACCAGAAGGTACAAGTGTTACAGTATCGTTATTAACTACAGAAAAAGATGACGGAGATATTATAAATTATACAATAACCGGAGTATCATCTAGTGATTTGAACTTTGCAAGTTTAACTGGACAGTTTACAATTAATTCAAATAGTGCATCTCAAAACTTTTTAATTACTCCAGATTTAACTACAGAGGGTTTAGAAACTATGACACTAAGCCTAGACAATGGTAGCGATAGTATAGACATAGATATATCTGACACAAGTCCAAATAGACCTAGCGGAGTTAGTAGAAATATAAGCATCGCAAACGGTTATACTATAACTGGTACAGACTCTACTGGATTGTTAAATGGAGATAATTTAACTATCAATTTAGATTACGGTGATCAGCTAATACTTAATATTAATACTGCTGGTAATCCTTTGTTTATTAAAACTCAGCCTACTACAGGAACAGATAATCAAGTACTAGGAATACCAGGACAAGGAACAACAAGCGGAAATATAGTCTGGACACCTAGCTACATAGGAACATTTTATTATCAATCAAGTGTAGATGACTCCATGGGCGGACAGATCATAGTTAGCTAAATACTATAAATGGAGAATCAAAATGGCAGTTCAATTAATTAATGTCGGGAATATAGCAAACGACGGTACAGGTGACGATTTAAGAGAAGCCTTTATTAAAGTTAATCAAAATTTTGAGGAACTTGACCTCCGTGATGACGAACAAACAACGGCGTCAAATTTAGGTAACGTTGGCGAAGGTGTTTTTGCACAGAAATTAAATTACGATTTACAATTTAAAAAATTAGTTCCAGGAGCTAATGTAACACTAAATTCTACAGATACAGGTGTTACAATTAATGCTACTTCTGGAATAACACAATTGATCTTTAGTTCAGATAGTGGTAGTTTAAATCTTTCAGGGCCGGGGCTTTTAAATGTTAACGGTGGCGAAGGAATTACAACATCAATAGTAAATGATACTTTAACAATTTCTAATACAAGTTCTTCATTAGTTACAGATACAACACCTCAATTAGGCGGCTCATTAGATGCTCAAGGTAATGATATAACTGCTGTTAATAGCATAACCGTATCTAGTATTACAGGGTTCCTTAATGGTAACATGCAAGGTAATGTATGGGGGATAGATATTAGAGATTTAGACAATGCAGTAGGAAATATTTCACAATCTTTTGACTTTGGAAATATTACAAGTACAGTTTCAAATATCTTAGAATACTTAGTAGCAAAAACAGAGGTAGACCAAGGAACAATAGTTTCTCCTGATCCGATAATTATCGATAATGGTTCATTTATATAAGGAGGCTAATATATGTCTTTTAATCCTAAAGACACAGGAATTGTAAATAACTCTGGAATATATCCTAGTAGTACAACTATCACATCAGATGAAAACAATATAAGAATTGTTTCAGATGGAGATCCATATCCAGCAAAAGCAGGTAATCCTTTAAATAATGACGGTGTTTCGGAAAGATCTGGATGGGCGTTAGGAACATACATACAAACTAAAACTATCGATCTTACATTTAATTATCGCGGTGGCAGAAATAGTACTAATCCTCAAAATGTAGAACAGGGACCGATAGGTATTGCAACTAATGGAGTATTAATATACACATCAAAGAGTAATGATATTTTATTTAATAGTGCAACAAAGCCGCCGGATGAATTAAACTGGGACATTTCTGTATTCAGTGATGTTTATAAAGGTGATTTAGCAAGTGGCTATATAGACGAAACTGGTGCATATAGATATGTCACTGGTGCGTTTGTTCCAACAGTGTATTCTAGAGAACGTAAAATATACCAAAAAAACGAATACTATGGTAGTAATAGTTATGGTAATGATTTTATGCGCCATCAAGACGGACATTCTAAAATTGTAGGTTATGCGTTTGATGGTTATCCTATTTACGGACCTTTTGGATATGAAGATCCACTCGAGCCGTTATCAAGACCAATAAGAACACCGTCTGCTTACCGTTTAAGGGATAACGATGATCATAGACCTAACGGATATAAAATTACAGATACTTATAGAATTAATAATCAAGAAAGAAATTTTACACTTGGTACATTTGTAGAAGACTATGAATACGTTTCTACTCTAAGTACACTTGATGAACACAACGGTAGATATTGTATTACTCCAGAATATCCTAACGGAACTTACGCATATTTTTTAACATTTAAAGATAACGGGTTGGTTGAACCAGCTTATCCTTATGTAATAGGTCCTCAATCTAAACAACAAAGAACAGCAGGAATAGGCACAGCGGATATTATATCGTTATGGTCTGTTCGTAGCGGTACAGTAGTTGCTAATTTAGCTGAACGAAGACCTGTTATATTTGCACTACCTGTAACTGATGACATTTATCCTAGTGTAGAATTACTATCAGGCAATCTTCCGTCAGGAACTAGAATCGAAGGCAATAATTTAGTTGGTACTCCGTTTGAAGTAGAACGAGATACATCATATCAATTTGTGTTGCGAGCAAAATATAACGGCATTATAGACGACAGAACATTTATTATAAATGTTGTAGGGCCTGACGATCCAGTATGGATCACAAATAAAGGAAGACTACAAGTAGGATCTAATAATACACTTTATATTTTAGATAATGCGCTTGTAGATTTTCAGTTATCTGCAATAGATAGCGATCTACCAGCAGGAGATGAGTTAGAATATTTTATTGCAAACGGTGACGGTGAACTTCCGCCTGGATTGTCATTATCTGAAGATGGCAAAATTACAGGTGTTGTTGAACCTTTATTAGCATTAGATAGAATAGGAAATATAGGTGGATATGATAACGAAGCATATGATACTTTTATAACTGATTTTAGTATAAAAAGTGATTTTGGATTTAGTAGTTATTATTACGATCTACTAGGTTACGACAATGCAGGTCAACCAAAAATACCAAAAAAATTAAATAGATATTATTCATTTGCTGTTACTGTTACAGATGGTGATAGTTGGGTAAGACGAGAATTTATAATATATCTTGTAGGAGACGACTATCTTAGAGCAGATAATACGATCATGCAAGCAGCTGACGGTGTATTTACAGCAGATAATACACACTTAAGAAATCCAGTGTGGCTTACACCGAGCGATCTTGGATTTAAACGAGCAAATAACTACGTTACATTATATACAGATATAATTGAAAGCGATACACTTGCAGGTTTTGTATTTTACGAATTATTAGATTTCAATCCTGACCGTACTCCTAGTTTACTTCCTCCGGGGTTAACTTTAAATACGGGCAATGGAGAAATTGCAGGCCGAGTTCCGTATCAGCCGGCAATAACAAACTCTTACAAATTTACACTTAGAGCAACAAGATTTGAAGCAGATACTGGAACAGTTGAAGTAATAGGTACATTTAATGAAGATACATTAATAGGAAGAAATAATTTAAAAGTAGCAAAATTACCACAAGGCTTAGAAGACGGAGTAGATGATCTAGAATCTTTAAGAAATCAAGTAATTAGAATTAATGATAAAGAATACGAAATTATAAAAGTTGACGGAAGTAATAGTGATTATGATTTAATAACTTTAGATAGATCAGTAACTCCTAAGATTAGTGATGAAATCTTTTTTGTAAATCGTCTATCTGAAACTGAGAAAACAAGATACTTAGGTAGATTTTTAAATTTTAATGCTGTTGAAAAATATGAAATAAAGGATATTTTACCTTACCTAGAATATAGAATTAAAATGAAGGATAGTAGTGCTATTCTAATAGAAGAAACATCTCTAAATTTAAAAGTAGGCCAGGAATTTATACTAGGCGATTATGCATATTACAATGGAGCAATCTATCAACTATCAAGTACGGACTTAGATCTATTTGGAGATCCTACAAGAATACACACAGTTGTTTCACAACAAGACGATAATGGTGCTATTATAAATGATAGCGAAGGAAACCCAGTAGTTGATTTTAATTCTTCAAAATGGAGTTTTATATCAAATACAAGTGCAGAACTTAGTGAAACTGTAAATAGAAATATATTTGAGCAAAGACTACAAATGGATTTTGCAATGGGTGCATTACAAAGATTGTCTCCGCAGTATCAAACAAACATTTACTTAACAGAAGTTTATCCTGCAGATCCAGCTCAGCTCTGGAGTTTAAGAATGCCATCTACGGCAAATAGTAGAAATAATTTACTAGTAAAAAAATATCTGAAACCAACAAACCTATCATTTGTTATATATAGAGATAACGAAGATAGAGTTAACATTACAAGTAATATAGAAGCAACTCCAGGACTTTTAAGAAATATTAACACTGGCGCAGATATAAGTATATCTATTTTTAAACGTGATTCATTTACAAAGCTAATCAAAGTTCTTGAACAAGATGAAATTGTAGACTTACCATTTACTGATAAAACATTTGATATAAGAATAATAGGCGAAATTGACAGTACAATAGAATTTCTAACCGAACGTGATTTAGGAAATATAAAAGCTAATTTTGTTAGTACATTTAAATTAAATGCAACTACTACTGTTCCGGATACTAATTTAATATATAGACTGATTTCTGGAAGACTACCTAACGGAATGAGATTAAATCTAGATGGAGACATTATTGGTAAACCTAGACAATATGCAAATAATGAAGGGTTAGGATTAACTACATTTGATAATTATTCTACAGTATTTGATAGTTTAGAACCTGTGTCTTCAACATTTGATAGAGATTTTGTCTTTACAGTAGAAGCAAAAGATAGATTTGGTTATAGTGCTGTAACTAAAGAATTTAAAATAACTGTAGTTGATGATGACAAAATTAGATATAGTAACATATATGTAAAACCTTTGTTAGAACCGAGACAACGTCAAAGTTTTACTAATTTTGTAAGTAATCCTAAAATTTTTCCAAATAATAAAATTTATAGACCAGACGATCCTGAATTTGGTATACAAACTACAATAAAAATGCTTGTATATGCAGGTATTGAAACTCAAGATATTGCTAATTTTGTTGCTGCAACATCTCTTAATCATAAAAGGACTAATTTTAAAATTGGTGATTTTAAAATGGCAGAAGCAAAACAGCCGGGTACTAATGAAGTAATATATGAAGCAATTTATCTAGAAGTAATAGATCCGTCACAACCTATAAACGGAAAGGCAAGAAAATCATTTACAGCTTCTACTACAGAAACTATAACTACAGATAGTATACAGTACGATACAAAGGATGACATTACTAATACAGGCACAGGATTTCAAGAACTACCTGTTTATGGTAGAAACACAGTTAAGTTTGTCATTCCGAATGGTGACGATCTTATTATATTAACTAGAGATTCTAATGTAACTGTTGATGTTGACAATAATGATTTTGAAATTGAATTACGAGACGGCTCAGATGTAGAAATAGAGTTAGGAATTACTGATAGCGAACCATATAGAATAAGACCTAAAACAAATACTATAAAAGCAGATAATACAGCAATAAGAGCAAGTGATTTTAGAGATCAGAAAAAGTATATTGTTAATATAGATAACATGAGAAGTCGAATACAAGAAACTGGCCAGGATGAAAGAGAATATTTACCTTTATGGATGCGTACTCCGCAAGCAAATACATTTCCACAGGAATTAGATTATGTTACTGCAATTCCTGTATGTTTCTGTAAACCAGGAGAAGGTGCAAATATAATGCTAAATATTAGAAATGCAATAACTAACAATTTATTTGACCAAACAAAAATTAATTTTGAATTTGATAGATATATAATCGACCAAACAAATAACAACAGTAACGAACAATATATATTGTTCGCAAATTACCAATACAACGTGTAAAATACATAAATATGTAAAAGAGGATAGACAATGGCCAGTAATATACAAAGTAGTACAATTGATGCAGCATATCCAGTTGCTGGAGTAGATAATGATACTCAAGGATTTAGAGATAACTTTAGTACAATTAAAGATAACTTTACAGCAGCAAAAGCAGAAATTGAACTTCTACAAAACGAAACTGTAAAACTAACAGAAAATAATAATTTTGCAGGAACCTATATTATTGATGCTAATCAGCAATCAGTAACAGGAAAAACATTTGATATAGGTGCACAAGAAGGTGCTGTAGTTACTGAAATTAATTTTACTAACGGACATTATCAATTTTTAGATATAAATTTTGCTGCATTAGTAGAGGATGGCGGTTATAAAACTGGTACTTTTAAAATTGTAGGATTTCCCCTAGGTAATAGTTCAGATCCAACGTATGAGGATAGATTTGCAAAATTTACACTGCAAATAAACAGTACTGATATAACTATAGATAACTGGAAAATAAATTTTACAAGTGATGCTGAAAACATGCATTTTAGTCCAAATTATCCATCACCTTTTGTTTTGCCAGCCAATGCAGATTACGGTCCAACAATAATTGAATTTTGGTCGCCAAATGGTGGTGTAGATATATTTGTTAATTACTTAGGAAGATTTAAATAATGCACCCTGGTGTAGGAGATTTATCTCATCTAACAGATAACGAAGTTGAAGATAAGATTATACAATTAAGTAGATATTATCATACCTGTAATAATGATGTAAAATCACAAATAATTCTAGTAATAGATACCTATAAAATAGAACAAGAAACAAGAAGATTGAATTTAAGAAAAAAAGAAGAAGATTCTGACGAAAACGGACTTGACAATCTTATCAATATATCGTAAAATACATGTATGCTTATGAAAACAGATGACTTAGGTATTCCACGATTCTCTAATCGCGATCTTATCGATATGATCTATAGTGGTCATGCAGATAAAGTCCATGTGGTATTATGCGATGCTAACGATGATGTAGACAAGTTCAACACAGCAATGGAAGAACAGGGTCTAGACAAACTACAAAAGTATATTCCCCTAGATGTAGATCAAAAGACTTTTGACGGTGTATGCCAAGGTGAATGGTTTATGCCTGATGAATACAAAGACATTAATGTATATGAGTATGTGTTAGGCAAAGCAGAAACACCTTGTCCACAACACGTACAAGATCGCATATGGCAAGAATTAGATGCTTTTAGAGAACGCGGCATGAAAGACTTGCTACGTTATATGATTTATCTTGTAGACTTTATGCGTGAAAATGATATTGTATGGGGTGTAGGACGTGGATCTAGCGTGGCTAGTTATGTGCTATATTTGATAGGAGTACACAAAATAGACTCAATCCAATATGGCCTGGATTGGCGAGAGTTCCTGAGATAAGTAGAGTATAAGGAGAATAATATGGCTAGAAAGCAAATTGTACATAGATCTATGAGAGGCAAAGTTGTTGACATGGATTTGTTACGTAAAAAGAATGAACTTGTTCCTGCGATTGGCAATGCAAAAGTAAACGCACGTGGCGATGAATTAGGACCAGGCGGAAAAATTAAAAGAAAAAGAGAAGATATTGTAAAAGATCATTATCAAAAATATGCAAAAGATGAAAGAGGACAACTTGTAAAAAATAAAACAAGTACTACTCCAGTTGATGACATTGCAGAACCTCTAACAGAAGCAGAAGTAGAAATGTTAGAAGAAGATGATGAATGGCAAGAAGACGCAGATGGAAATTTTGTACAAAAAGGTGAATAATGGCTATAAATTTAGATACAATACACGGAACACTAAAACCGATTAATGATAGAGTTTTAGTTTCCGACATGTACTTTGGAGAACAGACTACAAAAAGTGGGTTGATTCTAAGAAGTGATGATGGAGAAACAAGAGGAATTTATCCTCGTTGGGGAAGAGTACATTCAAAAGGCCCTAACAACAACGAGACATACAAAGTAGGTGATTGGATACTTATTGAACATGGTCGTTGGACTCGCAGTATTAAAATTGACGAAGGCAATGGTGAAATAGAATTACGTATGATAGATTCTGACTGTGTATTAGCATTTTCAGATAAAAAGCCTGACGGAATTCAATTCGGTGCAGAATATGCAGACGGCGAACACGCAACAATTGATCCTTCATCATTTGTTACAGCATAAAGAGGTAATGATGACAAACCCATTTGAAGATATTGAACGCTTTGGCACAGCATGTGACCAACCAGCAAGTGAAGCAAACTACAAAATGTATCTAAGTCTTATCGACGAAGAAGTAAGCGAGCTTGTAGAAGCAGTGGCAGCAGATGACAAAGTCGAACAGCTCGACGCACTCATTGACATCTTAGTAGTTACTATGGGCGCAGTACGTGCCGCAGGTTGGGACGGAGAAGCAGCCTGGAAAGAAGTGATGGACACAAACTTTGCTAAGATTGATCCAGACACAGGCAAAGTACGCAAGCGTGAAGACGGCAAAGTATTAAAGCCAGAAGGCTGGAAAGCACCTGAACTTGCAAAATTCATATAACGATAGTAAAGATTACCTAGACTTTCTAGTAAAAAACAATGTTTTTATAACTAAGGAAGAACTAGGTAATCGTAGTTTAATTGACAGCAATGTTTTAAATCACAATCTAGATTGGAGTATGCTGAATAACACATATAACACTTTCGGTTATGTTGTAATAGATAATTTTTTAAATGAAGAGTATATTTTAAGATTAAGAGATTTTGTTTTATATTTTAATATGCGACATGATTACTATAAAGATTATGCAGCAATTAATTTTACACCAAACGAGCTTTGGTTTCCGGTGCTGTCAAATATTGTTAAAGAAACAAAAGAAAAACTTCCATTTCTAAGTCAGCTAGATATAGAAAGAGCATGGGCATTCATTTATAATCAAACTTCATACGGAGTAGATATTCATGCTGATCCAGGACCTACAAAAAATTCAGCTAATTTAAATTTTTGGGTAACTCCTAATGAATCAGTGAAACATGATGCCGAAACAAACGGATTATATATTTGGGACACAGCGCCACCTGATGACTGGGACTATTACGAAAAGAACTTTAAACCTGATGAAGTAAGAGAATTTTTAAAGTCTACAGGGAAAGAACCTGTTAGAATTAATTATGGATATAACAAAGCTGTAATATTTAATTCACTATTTTATCATAAGTCGCAACCTGTAGAAACACTTCCGGGTTACGAAAATAAAAGAATAAATTATACTTTTATGTTTAGATAACTGTTGACAATGACATCAAAATGTGTTACTTTAATAATATAAACTATTAAGGAACTCTAATGCCTGTACATGCAATGATTGATTTAGAAACCCTACATACTACTCCTCGAACAGCAGTGCTAACAGTAGGTGGTGTAAAGTTTAATCCTTTAGACAACAGCGAACCGCACAGTGAATTTTACTACAAACTAGACCTAGACTCACAGGACAGAGATGTTAGTGACGATACTATTGCCTGGTGGAGCAAGCAGGATCCTAAAGTACAAGAAGAAGCATTTAGTACTGAAGGACGTGAACACATGGATGTGTTCTTAGATAGTTTGCCCAAATGGATGGTAGGTGTTGATGTACTGTGGGGACACGGTTATGGATTTGATATTACTATCATTGAAGATATGTTGCGGCAACGTGGTAAGCCTATTCCGTGGCAGTTTTGGCAAGTGCGTGATTCACGTACATTGTTTAGTATGGCAAAGGTAGACCCACGCAAAGCAATGCAAAGCGATTTGCACAATGCTTTAGCAGATTCTTATTTCCAAGCTAAAGGTGTACAAATGGTATACAAAGAGTTAGGAATACAGCGTTGATACGGTGGTACGATTATCCAGCAGCTTTTTTAGCAGCAGATATAATGGTGACTACTGCTTTTAGTATTCCCTGGGTTGGCTTTGTTGTTGCATATGCTATGTATGAATATGGTTGGGAAGCATATTGTAATTGGAGGTACAAACAAGAATATGAAAAATAGTCCAATAAACACACTACAGCAACTTATGATTATTACTGCGGAAGAGTGCGGTGAGCTTACACAGCGATGCTCAAAGATTATACGCAAGTTTAAGTACAAAGAAGAAATAACAGATGAACAACGTGAGAAACTTCTTGAAGAAGTAGGTGATGTTTATTGTATGATTAATCTAATGACAGAACATGGCATCTTAGATTGGAAACACATTTATGCACGTAGTAGTGTAAAACAAGATAAACTAAAAAAATGGAGTACACTAATTAATGTCAATGAATCATAGTCCGAATAAAAAAGATGAAGAACTTGAACGAATGAAGGCAGAGTTTCTTGCTAAAGGTGGCGAGATTACTAAAGGCAAAACTAAAGCAATGCCCAGTGAACTTGGTATTAGTAACAATCAATGGAATAACAAACTATCTAAAGCAGAAAAAGATGCTAAAGCTGGTAAATGAAATGGCAAGAAAGAATAATAATTATGCTAAACTATATAAAAAGTGGAAGTATCATTTGAGCAATAGTCGATTATGTGAAAAAGAAATTATTCGCCGAGCAAAAAGTTTTACCAAAAAAGGTATGCAAGTACCAGAATGAAAAAAATTAAAAATATAAAGGACTTTTAATGAAATACGTTATTGACATCGACGGCACTATTTGTCAAGAAGTTTACTTTATGGATGGCACCGGTAAAAAAGACTATGCTAATCATATTCCTTACCAAGACCGTATTAATAAAGTAAATGCACTGTACGATGCAGGACACACAATAAAATATATGACAGCACGTGGCTGTGTAAGCGGTGTAGATTATTACGAACTTACATACAAACAACTAATGGATTGGGGTGCAAAGCATCATGAACTAAGCGTAGGGGAGAAAGAGCATTATGACATCTGGATTGACGACAAAGCATTCTGGAGTGAAAACTTCTTCCGGGCAACCGGCGAAACATACGAATAAAAGACGCAGTCTATCAGAGTTAGATGATGTGGTAGACGAAATTATAGCTCAGGCTCCGCCAGAGTGGTTTAGCGAAATTGATAAAATAATCGAGGAGAGGAAAAATGTCTAGATTTATTGCAGCAATGGATCACAGTGGTGGAAGCACAGGTGGCGTACTAGAACGCTACGGACAAGAATACACAGAAGAAGATAAAATGGAGAAAGTTCATGCTATGCGTCTTAGAATGGTCAACAGTCCTGACTTCAACGACAAAAA